TACCGAAGAGGCATCTGTCGATGTTGATTCGGTTCTTGAGGCTGGCCGCAAGATTGCTGAGTCTGGTTTGCCGGAGGCTGCCATCGTGCGTGTTCGTGAGGCCGTGAAGGCTGGTGCGGATGTTGATTCCGCATTGGAGTCTGAGCGTGCTTATCTGAAGGAGGCTGTGGCGGCTACTGCTACCCCGGTTGACGACAAGCCTGTCAATACTTTCAAGAAGATCGGTTGGTGATCACTGTGGCGGTTATGCCTATTCGTGTTCCGGTTGTCAATGGCAACCAGATTTTCGAGTACTCGGATACTCTTTCTCTACCTGTTGATGCAACGCAGGCCCATCTTGAGCCGGGTGATGTCGTTGTCATTAACAAGGCGAACGGCATTGCGGGCATTCTTCAGTCGAAGGTTCGCCCGACGACTGCTGAGCCTGAGAAGACCCTTGGTGAGGTCTTGACTGCTCCGACCTATGGGCTGAACGGCCCCGGCTACGCCTCTGTGCGTGTCGCTGGTGGTGTGTTCGAGCTGACCGGCAAGGTCACTGCTGATGCCAAGGCTGGTGATCCTGTGTATGTGAAGGCTGCGACGGGTGCTGCCACCAAGCCTGTTATCACGACCGTTAAGACTGGTGCGGACATCATTATCGGCTGGCTGAAGGAGCCGGTGTCGTCCGCTTCTGTCGATCAGAAGCTGCAGGTTGTCCTTGCACCTGCGAAGACCGCCTGATAGGAGGCTTTAACATGCATTTTAAGGATCAGAACGACTTCAACGTCTGCCTGTCGGAAGCTCTCACTGGTAGCCGCCTTGCGCAGGCGCGTCTGAAGGAAGCTATCACGTCGGACCAGTTGGCCCCCATGTTTGTGAGGGCCGCTAACGTTAAGTTCCAGGAGTACTTTGACTCCTACAACACGATGTGGGGCAATATTGCCACCAAGGAGCTGCTGACGGACTTCCGTCCTGCTTCGCTCCTGTCGCTCAAGGGTGACACCACGACGACCCCCATCGACAACGGTGGCTACAAGCACCCTGTCGGCACGCTTCCTCATGTCCCTGAACTTACCCCCTACCCCACGATGAGCTATCAGGCAGAGGGCGCGTTCATTACCACCGCTAAGCACGGTGCACGCATCCAGTTCAGTTTCGAATCGTTCATCAACGACGAGTGGAACGTGATTAGTCGCTTCCCGAAGGATGCGGCGACGCTTGCTGCGCGTACTGAGGACCTGCTTGTTTTGCTTCAGCTGTTCGATCCCACCACGAAGTCTCTTCGTGCGGATGTGTTCAACGACGCCAACAAGACCAAGGCAGACTTCACTGGTATTCCCGATGAGTTCACGGGCGGCACGGGTGCTGGTGGTGTCGGTGGTGTGAAGAACGCGGCTCTGTCGTTCGACGCCATTGTGGCCGCACGCTACCAGGCTCTTGCGACGATCCGCGATGGCCATTCGACGTACGTCCCCGAGGGCTTCGTGCTGGTGACTTCTCCTGCACTGGCCGAGGTTGCCAAGTCCTACACCCTCATCAATGAGATTCGTACGCAGGTTGGCAAGCGCACGGAGATCAAGGCGAACCCCCTGAAGGACTTGGATGTCCTCTCGTCCGATCTTATCTCTGTTGTCGGTGGTGAGAAGGCTTGGGTCCTCTTGCCGAAGGGTGGTCGCGCCAATGGCAAGACTGTCCTGGCCAAGACAGGCATGCTGGGTCGTGAAGCTCCTGAGCTTCGCATCCATAACAAGACCGGCCAGATGCTCGGCGGCGGGGATGTGAACCCGTACGAGGGCAGCTTCGACAACGACGACATTGAGATTCGTATTCGTCAGATTGCCGGTGCGGGCCTGGTCCGCTATGATGGCATTATCGGGTCTACGGGCCTGAACTCCTGACGGATTGATTGAACCCCCTATGGCTTTTGCTGTAGGGGGTTCAGTTATACTTAGATCATGATTGACTACACTTCTCCTATTGGCCAGGTGCGGGTTCTTATTCCTGACTTGCGTAAGTTGGAGGACTTGCGGGACCTTCGCAATGAGCCTCGCTATTTGTTTACGGATGATGAGATTCTTGCCTTTCTTGCCGTTAATAACGGGAATGTAAAGCGTGCTGCAGCCGATGCATGCGACGCTATCGGCATGGATAAGGCCTTGCAGCTGCTTGTCTTGAAGACGGACGACAAGCAGACTGATGGCGCTAAGCTGCTTGATGCTATTGTGAAGCGTGCGAGGACTTTGCGGGAGCAGGCAAAGGAAGACGACGAGAACAACCTGTCGTTTGATGTTGTCTATCCTTCGTTTGAGCCTGTGGATTGGGCGGTGAATTTCTGATGGGGCTGTCGATCAACCCTAATATCCACCCATTGTTTGTGACTCTTGCACACTATCCGTTGGAGCTGTTGGCGAATAGCCGGATCAGTGTGTATCAGACTCCGGATTCTGTCGAGCATGAGTGGGACCCTGAGACTGGTTTGGAGACAAAAAAGTTGCTGCCCATCTGGGTTGGGTGGGCGAATGTGACGCCTAACGTTGACTGGCATGCTCGTAACCGCGAGTGGGCCGGTGAGGTTACTGGTGTGCACGCCTACCGTGTTCAGCTTCTTCACATCGACAAGAACGAGGCTATGAACAAGCATGTATGGGGTGATCCTGAGATGCGTGTGTCGTTTGGAGAGGGTATGCGTGTGGTGATTAATGAGTCTCCTGCTGACCCTAGGCAGAATGGGTTGAAGTTGGTTGTGCGTAACGCTGTGTTCGACACGTTGCCATGGCAGCCGACGCTGTTGTGTGATATTGAGACGGGGGACACTGCTCGTGGCGAGAACTAAGAAGACTGTCCGCTTTGATGGGCGTGTCGCTGGCATCAAGGTCACTGTCGAGTCTGACCGGTATGGTGTTGCTGCTCGCGCGAAGAAGAAGATCATTGATGCCGCGTGGAAGCGTGTGAATGAGGCTGCTCAGGCTGCTGCTGTCGCTTCCACTGAGTATGGCCGAGCGTTGATTGATACGGATCCTCGCCGTGTCGACACAGGCTATATGCGCGATACATTCAGTGTCGATGCATCTAAGGGTGGCAAGGTCGTGGAGATCGGCTGGCATAAGTGGGCGCGTGAAAAGCCTTACTACTCATGGCAGGAGAATGGTACGCAGGGTAATAGGGCGACAGGGTACTTGCGTTCTGGTTTGCGTGGCAAGGCGAAGAAGTCTGCGGGTAAGGGTATTACTCCGGCGAAGTACCTGCCTCGTGTGACGAAGGTCTTCCGTGAAGAGTTTTATGGGAGGTTGAAGTGAGGGATCGTACGCTTGAGTTCGACACGGCATGTCTTGATCTGTTGCGGGGCATCCGTGATGTTGAGGTCTACGAATCTTTTGCTCGTGATGTGAAGAGGCCTTTGTACATTGTGTACCACGGTGGGGCGGAAATTAACCGCTACTTGAATTCATATATGTCGATGGCAGGGCACACTCAGGATGTGTATGAGCATCCTTTTAATGTGGATGTTTATGCTGAGAATAAGGAAATGCTCAACCGGCTGGTGTCGGTTGTGAAGGAAAAGCTCATTGGTGCTGTGTTGATTGACGGGTCGAATGAGGTGAACATTGCGGCTTCTGTCGGTTCGACGGCGGATCATGATTCGACATTGCGGCCTACTGTTTATCAGCGGCATATGAGTTTCTATGTGAACCTGGATAGGGGGGATTGATATGCGAGTACGGAATATCTACACGGGTATTGTGTGCGAAAAGTCTAAGGACATGCTGTCGGTGTTGCCCGATATGTATGAGCCTGTTGATGATGATACGCCCGTGACACAGCCTAAGTGCTGTGGTGCGGATGATATCATTGATATTGACAATACGATGGATCAGGAGGACTGATTATGCCTAAGATGCTTTCTCCGAATACCACTATTTGGTGGGTTTCGGCTGACAGTGTTACCAACGTGGAGGACCTTTTTAAGGTCGCCACTTACACGGGTGGCTCGGCTAAGGCCGCGGACATTTCGTGTGCCATCGCGGCTGGCATGACACTGGGTGCGACCGATAGCGACACAGATGACTCGCGTTCGATCTGTGATTCCGGAAACGCGAAGACCCCTACAGTGTCGAACTATGAAGCGTCGCTGACCTTCTTCCGTGAGGCGATTGCACCCGGCCAGAAGGCAGCTGGCAATACGAGCGTCTACGACAAGGCGTTCCAGCTTTTCAAGCGGGGCGTCCTTGATGGCCTGAACGAGGGCTACCTTGTTCAGCGTGTCGGCTTCCGACAGGGTACCCCTGTCGAGGCTGGCATGGAGATCAGCGTGTTCAAGGTTGTCGCAGACAACCCGAAGGATGAATTGGGCGACGGCGATAAGCCCATCCAGTTCACTGTACCCTTCCTCCCTCAAGGGTACATGGAACTGAATAAGGCCATCGCGGCCTGATAGAATACCCCCGTACCTCCGAGGTGCGGGGGTATTCTCATATCTGATTGGAGTAGACATCATGCCTTTTGAACTGTCTAAGATCATCTCGTCGATCAAGCCCACTGTGAAGGCCATCGACGTACCCCTGAACACCGAGGATGCTGAAAAGCTAGTGGAGCTGACTGAAGCCGCGAAGACTGCCCTTGTCGCACAGAACACTACAGCTCGCTCTATTACGGATGTGGGTCCTGGTGCGGCATTCCAGGAGGAGCTTGATGAGCTGCGCAAGCAGACGATTACTCTTCGTCTTCGTGCCCTGTCGAATAAGGAGCTTCAGGTGTTGAAGCGCCGCGTGTGGACTGATCCTGTCTTTTCAACGAAGAACAAGAATGCTGATGAGAAGGCAGTTATTGATGTCGAGCGCGAGGATCGACTGATGGAGTACATCGTCGCGCACGCCTGTGTCGAAGTCATCGACAACTCGACTGGTGAGTCTCAGAAAGGTCTGTCGGACGAAGAGGTTGCTGAGCTTCGCGGTGCACTCCCTGAGTTCTTGTGGCAGCAGATTTGCACCACGTGGAATGACGCTCAGACGTTGGGTGTCGTTGTGTCGGAGGCAATCAGTGACCCCACGTTTCGTGGGGACGGAACTGTCGAAGCAGGAGAATCAGTGGATGCTCTTGCTTCTGAAGACCGCGAGGGCTGAAGGTAAGCCACCAACACTGTTTATTGGTGCACATGGTATGTTTGCTCGCACCTTGCCTGTGTGGTTTGGCTACGGCAAGGACTACGAGTCAATCCCTCAAACTGAATACACTCCACTTGATCTGGCTTTGTGTGCAGGCTATCAGTATTACCTCGACAGCCTGTGTAACAAATGCGGAACACCTTTGTGGTATGGTCGCAGTGAACATTCATCCATTGAATTTCATGTTGAGCATTCGACGTGCTATTCATGTGCTGAGCTTGAGATGTATCGAGAGAAGCAGAGGGATTCAAGGCCTGGTGAAAACACCTACACAGTGATGGATACTGTCGAGTATTCTGATGGCACAAAGGAACCAATGCCTTCTCCTTTGGAGGCATTGGAGTTCGTTAAGTGAGAATTGTCCCTGGTATCATTGAAGTGGTACCAGGGACATTTCTATGTAGAGGATTAAGACATGAGTGACGAGTCGATCAAGATTGACATTGATGTCAATTCCGCGGGGGCTGAAAAGGCTGCGCGGGATATTAGTGCTCTGGAAAAGCAGATCGGCTCTTTGCAGTCTGCTGTTGCGGCTTTGAAGGCCCCTTCTGGCCGTGGTGGTTCTGTTCTTGATTCTTTGCAGCTGAATAGCGGCAAGGTTAAGAACATGCGTGAGACGGCGACAGCGTTGAAGTCGGTCGCTGATGGCCTGTCGGCTGTGTCGCGTGCCGGGGATGGCATGTCGAAGGTTGACTTGGCTGGCGGTGTCGATAAGGCTGTGTCGGCTTACCGTCGTTTTGTGCGCGAAATGCAGGCCAGCAATAAGCTGACGAATGATCACATTCAAAAGCTGAAGGATACTGCTGCTGCTATGCGTGATGTCGCATCGGCGACTAATGCTATGGCTACTGCTGAGGATAAGGCGAAGCGCGCGCAGGCCGCGTTGAACCAGTCGCAGGCTCGTAAGACCGAGGCTCAGGCTGAGAAGCTTCGAGCTCAGGCGAGTGTGAAGCGTGAGGATAATGCCCTGCCTTTGCAGCGACAGAAGGGCCGGGACGAGCGGAACCTAGTGAAAGCGAAAGGCGCCGAGTCTGCTCGTCTTGCCGAGATCCAGGCTGCGGCACAGTTGCAGCAGGCCGAGCTGAAGCTTGCTGGTGTGACGGCAAGCGCTGAGGCGAAGCGTGAGGCTGCGGCTGTCGCTGCGTCTGCGCGTATTGCGGCCGCTCGGGAGGCTGAGGCCGGCCGTACGCAGCGTGCTGTGATCAAGGAGCAGGGCGCGGGCGAGCGTCAGGCGATGCGTATCAATGCGTCTCAGGCGAAAGCGCAACTCCGTGCGAACGAGCAGGCTATTGAGAACGTTCGTTATGCCGCTCGCGACACAGCGGTGTATTACGGGGCTATTACTGCTGGTATTGGCACGCTGGTGTCGGCTGCTGCGCAGGCTGGCATTGCTCAGGAGCGTGCGTTCGCCGACGTGAAGCGCACCGCACAGGGCACGACACAGGATTTGGTTGAGCTTCGTAAGGCGTACACGGACCTGTCTACGCAGAAGGTTGTGACTCCTTTTGCTGATCTGGCGAAGATCGGCACGCTGGGCGCGCAGATGAACATTCCAACGAAGGACTTGAAGGACTTCACGACGGCTGTCGCTGAGTTCTCGACGGTTACGGAGATGGATGTCGAGGCTGCAACGACAGCATTTGGTCGTTTCGGCCAGATGATGGGCGGCTTGCAGGAGTCCTCTAAGGGTGCGGGGGACGGCTACAAGATTCTTGCGAATCAGGTTGCTGACCTTGGTGCGAAGTCGGTTGCGACGGAGCCTGAGATTGCCAACATGATGGTGAGCATTGCCGCGCAGGGTAAGAGCGCCGGTTTTACTCAGAACCAGATTCTCGCCCTGTCGTCTACGCTGTCGTCACTGGCCATTCCGAAGGAGTGGGCGCGTGGTTCGTTGCAGCGTATCTTTAACTCGATCAACGCGGCTGCCTCTGAGGGTGGTGACGCTATGCACACGTATGCACGGGCTGTCGGCGTGACGGATGCTGAGTTCCAGAAGTTGTGGCGTGATGATCCGAATAAGGTTTTCCAGGGTATCTTGCAGAACCTTGCGGGCATCGGCGACAAGGTGCAGAAGGCTCAGGCTATTAAGGACTTGGGCTTTAATAACGTGCGCGACGTGGAGCTGCTGTCACGTATGTCGAACAGTGTTGGCCTCTATGTGGAGCAGTTGGAGGAGGCTGAGAAGGCGTCGAAGAATACGTCATTCATCGATGACTCGATGTCGATTATCACCGACACCATGTCGGTGAAGTTGCAGCAGTTCCAGAACGCTTTGCAGAACGCGGGCGCGGCTATGAATTCTAGCTTCATGGTGCCGATGAAGGCTATTGTGTCTGTGGCGACAATGGCTGTGAATGCTTTCGCTCAGTTGCCTAGGCCTATTCAGGCATTCATTGGTGCTTTGACGGCTGTGGGTATTGCTCGCGTGGGTATGGTGGCGACGAAGGCTGCGCTGGTGTCGATGTCTGCAACGTACATGCAGATGGGGTCTCGCGTGATGCAGGCGACAGGTCAACAGACTTTGTCGTGGGGTGTGGTGTGGCAGGCCGTGAAGCAGGCCCAGGGTGGTGTTGTCGCATACGACAGTGCTTTGGCTGCGAATACGGGTACGGCGAATGCTGCTGCTGCTGCTAATCAGCGTCTTGCCGCGTCGGACTCGGCTGTCGCTGTGGCTGCTGGTAAGGCGGCCGCCGCGAAGGAGGCTCAGGCGGCGGCGTCTGCTGTTTCGACAGGCGCCCAGGTGGCTGCGGGTGCTGGCCAGGCTGTTGGTGCTTTGTCGAAGCTGTCTGCTGTTGGCTCCGGGTTGATGGCGATGTTTGGTGGGCCGTGGGGGCTGGCTATCACTGGTGCGATTACGGCGGCGTCTGTCGCTGCGTCGTATCTTGGTGATTCTTTCATGGGGGCGTCGGAGAAGGCTGAGAACCTGAAGGCTGCTGTCGGTGGTTCGTCGGCTATTTTGAATGCTTTGGCTCAGGATACGAAGGAAGTTGGCTCTGGTGCTCAGACTTCGTTTGCTGAGTTGAATGCGACGATTCAGCAGAATGGGCAGACTCTTACGTCGAATGGTGAGGCGCTGGGTTATTACGTTGATAAGTCTGGGCAGGTTGTTCAGACGACACGGGCTCAGGCTGAGGCATTCGGCTATTCGACGCTGAAGATCGGTGAGCACACGCAGGCGCTGATTTCTGACGCTATTCAGGGTTCTGATTCGTTTAAGAACATGTCGAAGGATGTCAAGCAGGCGCTTGTTGACATGGGCTTCTCTTACGCGCAGTACATTAAGTTGGCAACTACGTCGGAGGCTGAGGGCGGCGGTAAGGCTGCTGCTGACGCGTATGTGGATGGATATATTGCTCAGCTTGAGACACGCAAGAATGAGCTGATTGCTAAGCTCGATCCTGAGTCTCCCTCCTACGCGACTAAGCGTGCGGATATTGCTTCGCAGTTTGAGGGGCAAATTAGTGCTCTGAATGAGGTGAAGAGCCAGACTGAGGGTGTTGGTGGCGCAATGCGTGACGCTTTGAACGATGCTCAGCTCTTTGGCCAGGAGATGTCTGAGGCGGGCGACAGCTCGGAGGAGGCGTCGTTCAAGATTGGCGACGCTAAGAATGAGTTCAAGGATCTTGGTGAGGTTCTTCGCTCTGTTCTTGATGAGATGTTCTCTTCGACAGATGCGGCGGCGGCTCTCGACAGTGCGTTGCAGCAGGTGTATGAGTCGATGCAGCAGAATGGTACGTCGATGGACCCGAACTCTGCTGAGGGCCAGGCGAACATTGCAGCCATCAGTGACTACTTCCAGGCCATGGGTAACGCTGCTGCTGCAGGTATTGAGGAGATGGGCCTGACTGGTGAGGAGGCGTACCAGTACGCTCAGCAGTCGATCCAGGACACGATTGATTACTTGGCTGCCCAGGGCTTCGATATGAGCGCGTTTGAGGCTCAGCGTGACACAATGGCGGCGATTATTGCCCAGCCTTATCAGTCGGGTGAGGTGGATCATTCGGCGACGGATGCGTCGTTGAATGAGATGGTGGGCAATGCTGCTAATGCAGTGAATCAGGCTCAGGGTTTCTTGGGCAAGGTTCAGGCTATTTGGCAGTCTATCCAGGGTTACATGTCGCAGATTGGTGGCACGAAGTCGAAGACGGGCAAGGGGTCGTTTACTCTTGGCCAGAAGTCGAAGATTCGTACGCCTACGTTTGCTTTGCGTAACAACGGGAGGTCAGCGTTTAGTGGTGCGAATTTCCGTGCGAAGCCTCAGCGTTCGTCTGGTGGCGGTGGCGGTGGGCGTGAACGTGCGCCTCGTTCTGGTGGTGGTGGCGGTGGCCATTCGCCGTCGTCGCGTGCCCGTAAGGAGACGAAGACTGCTGCTGAGATCTTTGAGGACTTCCTGTCGAGGTTGAAGTCTGCGCTCGACAAGGCGTTGCAGTCGTGGTGGCGTTCGACGACGGCTCAGGATAATTACCACAAAGGTCTCAACTCTCTGCGTAAGGATGTTGAGAATACGACGAGCAAGATCAAGAACCTGCGCAAGGAGAATGAGAAGCTTGCCTCTGATATGCGTAAGGCTCAGCAGGAGCTTCATGATGCCGAGTTCTTCCATGCTGTCGCTGTGAAGTATGGTGATGAGGAGCGTATGCAGTCTACGCAGACTGACATTGATGAGGCGAAGCAGAAGATCAACGAGTCTCAGACAAAGATTGGTGAGAACAGTCAGGAGATTTCAGTTCTTCAGGCTGGCCAGTTTGCGTTGAAGGGGTACACGGAGGCGGCTATTGCTAACCGTGAGGCTTTGCGGTCGTTGCAGTCTCAGATGATTGGTCTGATTGAGGCTTATGCCGCCGCTGGTCATTCGACACAGGAGATCGAGGCGTATACGCAGTCGTTGAAGCAGCAGTTTATTTCTCAGGTGACTCAGTTGGGCTATAACCAGGGTGAAGTGACTGAGTTGGCTGGTGCGTTCGACAGTCTGACTGGGACGATTGGTAAGGTTCCTCGTGATGTTCATGAGAACGTGACGGATAATGGGACTGTCGGTGCGACGCAGGGCGCTATTGATGGTATTCATGCTGATCCTGTGACTGTCCCCGTGCAGCCGTCACAGTCTACTATTACCGTGCGGATGCGTGTTATTCCTGATTTGAGTATGAATTTGACTGGCAAGCGCCATTGGGGTAAGCCGGGTCCTTGGGCTGATGGTTACCAGTTCTTTGATGGTGGTTTGATTCCATCTAGGGGGTTTGCTAGTGGTGGGTTGGTGCCTGGTCGTCCTCCGGCTAATCCTGGTGTCGATAATCTTTTGGCGACGAATGGTAATGGTCTGTTTAGTGTGCGCAGTGGTGAGTATGTCATTTCTCAGCCTGCTGTCGATTTTTATGGTAAGGGCTTTATGAACGCACTGAATACGATGCAGGTGCCGATGTTGTCTGGTGGTGGTTATTCTGCTGGTGCCGGTGCTGGGCTTGTTACAATTAATCCAGCACAGTTTAATGAGCTCGTCCGGGCCGTTTCGACAACAGTTATGTTGAATGGCCGGGCCATTAGCAAGAATATCGACAGCAATAACGTGAGGAGTGGTAACCGTGGCGTCTACTAGGGGTTGTTCGACTCGTGAGGTTTATTTCGCGGTCGGGAATTTCATGTCGTGGTTTCCGGCCCCGGATGAGTCTCCGACGGCGGATAGTGTGCAGTTCAGCAGTGATTCGACAACGTTGCTGAATGGCTTTGCGTCGATTAATGGTTCGGTGTATGGGCATCGGAAGTATGAGCTGAATTGGTCGTACTTGAAGCGTGATCAGGCTGAGTTGTTCCGTCGTTTGTTTTTGAATCGTGGGAACGAGTGGGTGTCGTATGCTGACCCATTCTCGTTCAATAATATGTTATCGCCGTTGATGGGTTTGCCTTATTTGCACGTTCATGCTGGTACCCCTTTCGCATATAACGATTGGGGTAAGCAGGCTTTGTTTATTTCTGAGGGTATTGATGAGAAGTCCCGGCATCCTACGGTTGTGTATAAGCCTGATTCTTTTGCGGTGAGGAATCAGTTGGATCATGTGTATAAGAAGTTGAATGCTCGTCAGTATTCTTTGGCCTTGAGTAAGATCGGGACGTATACGGAGCGTGTCGTTATTCCTGAGGGTTATTATGGGACGTTTTTTGCATCGGGCTATGAGGATGGTAAACAGCCGTTTAAGTGGGTGTTGCAGCGTGTCGATGGTGGGACTCCCGGTGCTGTTGTTACGAAGTTGAAGAATCAGGTTTTCAGCTTTGGTGAGGGCTTGTGGGAGATTACGATGCAGCCTCTTCAGGATGGCCAATTGTCGTGGTGTGGTCTTCGTATTACGCCGTATGATCCTGATCAGGTTGTGGCTGGTCCTCCTGAATACGAGTTCTCGTATCCGGCTGGTGGGGGGAATATGAAGGTCGTTCCTGGGTCTGCCCGTGTCGTTACGGTTAATAATGCTCGTGGTCATTTTTCTGCTTCGGTTTCTTTGGAGGAGTGCTACTCATGGTGATGCGAGTCTTCGGGATCCCCGCTGGGCAACTCACGAACTGGTCTGTGCAGGAGGATGGTGTGTCGCTGGATCGTGATCAGGCGTCTGGCGGCTTTTCTGAGTACTCTCTGGAGGGTGCTGGGGGTATTGAGCCTGCTCTTGTTGTGAACAAGGATGTGGTGCTCAGTGACTTGCGTTTTGGCCGTACTCATGCGGTGGCGCGTGCGCTTTCGACAGGGCCTTGGTCGTGGTCTGTTACGCTGAATGATCCTTTTTATCTTCTGGATATTGAGACGACGATTGAGCCTATGGTCTATACGGAGCTAAAGACCATCATTGCGAAGTTCTTTAGGACTGCTGGTGTCGTTGATGTGCCGAAGATTTATGTGCAGAATTTTCATCCTAGTAGCACTGTTGCGGGTTTCTTTACTATTGAAGGTGTGTCTTATGATCATATTTATGATTTTCCTGGTGGCAAGGGGAATTTGTGGTCTTTGTTGAAGTCGTGGCTGTCGGCCAATGATCTTCAGATCACATGGATTTACGACACGGTTGTGGTGTTTAAGAATCATACTGTGTTGACTCGTCTTCAGGGTTATACGTCTGACTACAAGATTTCGTATGAGCAGTCTGAGCCTGTGTCGAGTATTGAGTGTACGTATCGTGAGTCTATTGTTGAGAAGCTGTTTAATGGCGGTAATTCTGAGGCGGCTTATTGGATTGATGGAAAGCCTGTTTTTAATGCTTATTTAAAGAATATGCCTGCGCCTACTGTCGTGTTGTACCCGTACTATGATCTGAATAAGCCTTTTGTGGATGCTTTGAAGGATCTTGAGGTGCTCTCTGTCGATGCTGGTGAGACGAAGGAGTTTGTTCTTGAGGTTCCTGTTCATGTGAAGAGTATTACTTCGCAGCCTGTTTGTGTGATGCCGACTGATTATCCTAGTACTGCTCGTTCGGTTTATTTCGCTAAGTCGGGTGCGGAGAATAACCCTAAGGAGTTTGGTAAGAGTTATTACGTTGTTGTTGGTAAGGATAATAAGCCGATTACTCCTGCGCAGTGGAATGCTGAGGGTGGCAGTGTCTTCGTTGAGGTGGGTGATGAGCCGAATCAGTTGAAGGTTACTGTGACGGGCATGTTGAATAAGCGTCTTGCACCGTATCGTTTGGCTGAGTCTGATGGCCAGAATGATTACTCGTTCTTGCGTATTTGTGGTGAGGGTTATCCTTATGTTGAGAAGACTGTGACGTTTTATACTGGGTATACTCGTCGGACTGATCCGTTGAAGATTAGTAGCCCGTATATCGACACAGTGGATAAGGCATATGCTGCGTGCATGTATGCTGCTCAGTCTGCTTTGGGGACGAAGACGAGTCTTGAGTGGTCTGGTATGACGCCGTTGAATGAGGCGTATACGGATGTTGTGTATGACTTTGAGCGTGAGCTTGTGACGGCCGCTGATGTGACTGCTTTTACTGATGCACCGTTGCCTGAGAAGGGCAGGGAGAAGTGGCCTGAGGGTACGAATATGAAGAAGATCATGGATGACTTGTTGGCGTTTACTGCTAATAAGCCTGTGACTGATAAACCTCAGGTGTTTGGTCGCATGGCGGGGACTTGTGCGTTGTTCGACAGGTACATGTGGCAGATTAATAGTGTCGAGTACAGTGAGTCGGGTGCGAGTGTGTCTGCTGAGCCGTATACGTCGGTGCGGGATTTGTCGGATTTGTTTGATATGCCTCGGGTGAGTGATCTTCCGACGCCGCCGGGGATTACGTTGGGGCAGTTGACGCTTCGAGGCTTTGAGCATAAGGTCCGGGCATGAGAGAGGGGCGACACCGTGGTTGGTGTCGCCCCTTCTTTGTGTTATGCGCTCAGGATGTTTGCGAAGTAGGTTTGTCCTGCGGGTGTGACGAGGAGTTGTGGCCTGATCTTACCGGCGGGGTCGGGGCGTTCGGTGAGGATGAGGATGCCTCGGTTGACTGCGTCCTGCATGGGGATGATCTTGCCTTGCCCGTTGCGGAATGCGAAGTTGTTTTCGAGGAGCCAGCGGCAGAACTTGTTAGGTCCCATGGTCTTGATGGTTTTCGACAGGATCTTGCCGAAGGCGCTGGGTGTGAGGTCTCCTTCTGCTGTTTCGATGGCTTTTCCAAGGGCTGCGACAGGGCGTTGGGCTTCTACTTCTGCTTCGGCCTTGGCGCGTGCCGCTCGTTCTTCCTTGAGAGTTGTCGCGAGCTGGATGATGATGTCGGGGTTGGCGATCATCTCTTCGATGGTGGCAGGTGTGGCGTACATGCCGTGTTTGCGGATGGAGGGGAGGACTTCGCTTGTGACCCAGCGCCGGAATGTTTTGGCTTCAGGCTTGCGGGACATGAAGATGACTTCGTAGAGGCCCGCTTCTGTAATGGCGTTTGTCTTTTGTTTGCGCCCTAGATTGTCGGTGACCTCGATACTATCGACCCCATCCTCATCGAGGCGGCGAGCTACGTCGCTGGGATTTCCGATATCAAGCGTGTCACAGATGTCTTTGAGGACGAAGAGTGGTTCGCCTTGTTCGTTGGTGGTGACTCTGATGTTGTTGCCAAGGTGGTTGAAGATGGTGATGTCGTTCACTTGTTATTCTCCTTCTTGTTGCGTCGGACCCAGCTTCCCCTACCTGGGCGGTTGTCTAACCAGTCTTCGATGGTGTCGATGGCCCATGCGGGGCGTCGGCCGCCTCGCATGACGTAGTAGATGTCGGGTTTTGGCAGTAGTCCTTTTGCTAGGTAGCTTTGGATGGTGCCGTTTTTGAGGCCGACGTATTCGGCGAAGCCAGTAATGCCTAGGTATCTGGGTGTCATGGTGTTGTTCCTTTCTGTTGATTTGTTCTGACACAAGTGAGAGTACTTGCTTATAGTGTATCATGCAACGTGACGTTAGTCATACTGGTATACTAATGCCATGAAACACAACCTCCCCACCCCATCACAAGCATGGGGCAACGACATCAACAAACGCCTCGCATCAGTAGAAAACGACCTCATGCTGATCCGCTCGACAGCCAACAACGCAGCACAGAGTGTCACCTCCCTGGTGTCAGACCGCGCCACCAATGGCATCGCCAAACCCTTCTACGACGAGGTAAGCATCAGCTCACCCGGCCGAGGACGCGGCGTCGGCGTCAACGAGGATATCTGGTACAGAAGTATCCCTTGGGCAGACTCAGGCCTCTTCATGCAGCTAGCTATCTCCGGCTACCTGAGGATCCCCCTGAGCCTCAAGCTCTACAGCGGCTACAGGTACCCTGTCAACGTCTCTGTCGGCGTGCGTGGCGCCCGCTCCCAAGACACCCGCTACCTGAGGTGCTTCCTGTCGTATGAACCGACAGGGGACGAAGGACTGGCCATGATGGTAGCCCACATCAACTACAACACCGTCATCGATTACGAGAATTACAAGGGTGGTATTGTAGTTGTGAACGTGAGTAATTCCAGTGTGCATCCAGAATGGGTATACAACTGGGATTCGACAGCACTACTATCCCTGCAAATTGCAGGAGTGAGGTACTAACATGCCAGTCAACCCTCAGGGTATTTGGACCTATTCCGATTCGGACATCGTTCAATCATGGCCCGCATTCATGAATCTCGGTTTCAACACGGTGTCGGACGTTATTAAGGGGCTTCAGCAGAATCGAGTCCTCATCGCCAAGAACAATAACGACCAGCGGGACAAGCTAACAGCCATCAACAAAGCCACCACCGGCTCGTATGATGTGCTCGTGTACCGCTCGGACGTCAATGAAATGTACCTTGCGACGAACACTGGCGTGAAGAAGATCTGGGGTGGTGCTCCTGAGATTAAGTACATCAACGACAACGAGGCTTTCTCGAAGTGGTACCGCTACGCTCAGCACGGTGCAGGCGCTGTCATTAGCCGCAATGTGTCGATCCCTAGCCAGGGCCTGTGGCTGTTCTCCAACTGTATTACGCTGGATAACAACGACAGCTCCAAGGACACGAACGTTGATGTCTTTCAGGCCATCGGCGACGGCATCTTCTACAACGTCGGAACGACGAACACATACAATCACTCCGAAGGGGTCATGTCGTTCCGTATGGCGACAATGTCTTACTATGCAGCAGGTCCTCGTAGCGTTCCTGTGCAGGTGAAGATCAGCTGCAGCCCAGTCAACAACATCGGTTGGGGTGGCCTGTGCATTGGGGCGTCGAAGATCGGATGAGTATGCTATACTAGGCAACGACAGTTATTCATCATTGTCTGTGTGAATGCTGCGGGTGTTTGGGTACGAGAAAACCCCCTGACTAGTTCTCCTTTCCTAGTCAGGGGGTTTTCTTTATTTACCTGGGCCAGCCGTTGTCGAGTGTCCATTTGTTGCGCATTTCGTGCACGAGGTAGTACACCAGATGTCTGAATGCGTCGCGTACATCATTCGCATCCTTGTAACCGACATCCTTGCCAGTAAGCCACCAACCTAGGTTCTTCAATGTCGCATCCTTGACAAGGCCTTTAGCCTGTGCCGGGGTCTGGTAGTGAATGTCATCGACAAGGTAATCAAGGATAGCATTAACCTTCACAGGGGTAAGGTCAGCACTAAACTTGTTGCCAGGCCGCAGGTCGAACTGCTCAGCAACGATCACGGCACCAGGGTAGGCGTCGAGAACCTGCTTGATATGCTGTGCTGTCTCCACGTGAGTTGCACAAATGAACTGTTCAAAGTAAAGAATCTCCACTTCTTCTTCGACATGGGCAACGACAATGCCGGTGTTGACGCCAGGGTCAATCGCGATGACGGTTTTCATTCTTCTCCTCCCAATTGTCATTCAAGATGTCATACTTTGTGTCACAGAGTCTGTTTCTGTCAGCAGGTGTCGTCCCACCGAAGACCCCTGACCGGTAGCGTTTGCCATCGACAGGTACATCTTCGAGTGCAAGGCAGTCAGCCAAGCATAATTCTTTGACTGGACACTGTGAGCAGCAGACCTTTAAGACCTGGTAGTAGAACCCTGAGTCGAAGAAAAGCTCAACAGGTACGCCTACACAGGGTGCTTGCTCGTAGGCATGGATGTCGATCATACTTCCTCCCAGTTGTTGCCAACCTCTGCTTCTGCCACGAAGGGCACACGGTTGAACACGAGTGTTGCTGCCTTAGACATCTCACGCTCCATCATGCGTGAGCATTCTTCGATGGTTTCTTCAGGACATTCGACGTAGGTTGCGTCGTGGACAAGGCCGATCAGCTTGGCACCGTATTGCCCTACCTGTTCGTTGATCTTGATTGCTGCGTTCAAACAGATGTCGTTCGCAGTGGACTGCGGAACAAAGGCTAGGGCTTCGTTCTGTGTCGAGGCGTAGTCAGCATCGGGCACGAAGAGAGGGTTGTATGTCATGCCGAACTTGGTCTGTCGCATGTAGTTTTCCTCCTTCCGTCCGACACTGTGTCGTACTTTCTGCTGCCAGTTACGTAGGCCCGCGTAAGAACCCATGTACTGATCGTAGACGTACTGTGCGCTGTCGATAGGCATTTCTAGTGCGGTCGCAATGGCAGGAACACCACGACCATAGTTACTCCCGTAGCAGATACTTTTAACCAGTGCGCGTCGGTTCTTTGCAGTCTTTGGCTGTTCGTGCTTGAAAGCCTCATACGCTTCGATTGTCGGAAACTCTTCGGGCCAGATTTTCGTCATCAAGTCATCGAAGAAGTCAGGAGCACCCGGCTGGAAGGCGGCAATCATGGCCTTGTCGTCTGCAAGCTCAGCGACAGTACGTAGCTCAGCCTGAGAGTAGTCACAGGAGATGATCTTGTAGCCAGGCTCAGCGACAAGGGCACGCTTGATGCCGCTGTCGCGACCCATCGTCTGAATCGCCGGACCTTTAGCCGACAGGCGACCAGTCTTAGCACCGTGGGGCAGGTAGTACGGGTGGATACGTCCATCCTCACCGACCTTACGCCGCACGTTAGCAATGAAGCTCCCAATCACCTTAGCGGCGTAGCGGTACTCAAGCAGAGCGTCGATAAACTCGACCTCCTTACCTTCGCGTAGTAGCTTCTTCAGGTGATCTGAGTCGAACGACGGGGACGATACACCTTTAGAAGTGAAGTAGTCCTTGATCTGCTTAGGTGACTGAGGGTTGAAGTCTTCGCCTGCCAGCGAGCGCAACACAACCAGCGCCTTGTCGCACTGTTCTTGGTACTTCTTTTCAAGCTCGTCAAGAGCATCAAGTGAGACTGCAACACCATTCATCTGCACGTCGTTGAGAACCTTGGTGACCTGCATACGATAGCGGTAATAGTCGTACTTTCCACTGTTCTTCAGGCGTGGCAGGAAGTACTCGTACAGCTTGTAGGTGTATACCGTGTCGAAAAGGTTGTACTTGTAGAGCTTTTCACGAGGAATGTTCTCGAAGTGTGCCCCGCCCTTCAGGTAGGACTTAGCGTCAGAGTCCCAGTCAGCGGCACGCAACCAGCGACGAGCAAGAGGCTTCAGGCCATGCTCACCAGCCAGGTTATCGAGTACGAAGTGCATCAGCAACGTGTCCTCGTGATGGTACACGTTGATACCTAGACGCTTCGACAGATACGGCATGTCGAACGTACCATTATGGCAGACGACAATGCAGTCCCGGCACAGGCGCTCAATCAGCTCAGCAGACTCGGGAGTCTCAGCAAGCTCCTCGGGGATCACCACACCGAACTTTCCATTCCACAAGGCAATCGATAGGATGCGACCAGCCGCGAATGTGTCGTTGTCGATGTCCCCAGCGGACTCGATGTCGAGAGCAATGACGCTCCCCTTCTTGAAGGAGATGCCCTGGCCCTCCCAGATCACCCAGTCCTTACCAAGTTCCAGACCAGGATCAATAGGGCCAAGGTAGCCGTACTGAAGCGCCTGAGCAAGGAACAGGATTGCTTGTGGGTGGCTGACGATCTGCTTAGGCGAGAGCGTTTTGTATGCGTCGCCCTTATAGCCCTTCACAGTGCCGAGTGTGATCCTGATGTCGTCGGCCTGTGGATTATCAACGACTTCGATAGGCGTGCCAGCGGGAAGACCTGAGACAGCCCTGGCCCTCTTCAGCAGAACTGTGACAAGCACAGGCAGCTTGTCTACATTGTTAGTTAGAATCCTCATACCTGGCCTCCTATGTATTTGATGAAACGATCACTATTCTTTTTCCCTTGAATAACTTCCTGAACGACACCGCGTGCCTGAGCATATGTGATGATTTCTTTCAGCTCCTTCATTCCGTTGATTTCCGACTGGAACTTCAGAAGAATCTTCGGAATCGGCACAAGGCCATTCTCCGAACGAGCAATGAAGCCGATGAACTTATCCACCTTATTGCTGAAGTTGGAGTTCTTGACGTGGTGAATAAACACCTCGTTCGACGCCATCCAGATAGGAGCCAAAGCAATGGCCTTGAGCATGTGTCGCATCGTGACAACGACGCCACCATGAGCATTAGGGCCATTGTACATGGCAAGCAGGGCAGCGATACGCAAGACAGAGAACGTCATACGTTCGGTGCCGGGAAACAGCTCACGGCTACTCAGAACATGCTGAGCAGCCATCACCTTGGCTTCCTCAGAGAACTCAATCCAACGCTCGAACACACCCGGCTCAAACTCGACAGGGACACGGGCTTCCTCATGTGCTAGAGACCTGGCCTGGCGTGCGCTGAAGTGCGTGTCGAACTTAGTAGTTGCCCTAATGAGGTTCGACAGCATGAAGTCCCGCTGCTTGTCGGCAATTTTACCTGTCGAAGGATTAACAGCAACCAGCTTAACGTCCTGCGAGGACGTGATGTAGTGATCCCGTTCATCGACAACAACGAGGCAGCGGGGTGTGAAGCCAGACTCGACTCGTTCTTTCGTCAGGTGCTTCGCGGACTGATCGAGAATACCTGTCCCGTAAAATGTCATGTAGTACGGCGTCGCTGTCTGGTACGCGACCTTACCACCTTTGTCCTTGCGTGCGACAGCAGGGATATACCCATCGTAGCTCTTGGTGAGGAAAGGCATCATGGAGGCCATATAGCTGCTCTTCTGCGCCGCGTGTGCGAAGAAGTCCTGCACCTCGTCAATTGCGTACAGGCCAGACTCCTTCGGCTTGGTACGAAGGTATGCCGACAGTGCCTCGCCTGTCGAATCCTCCGGTGCAATGAAGGCGTCTGCCCCCTTACCAACACCAACAGCAACGTCCCGCATAATGCCTTCGGCGAGGCGCAGCGACGTTGACTTGCGGGACTGGGTGGTGCGTCCTAGTACCAGGAAGTACAGGTTCAATGGCATTCGCTGGACGTTGATGGGCAGGAAAGCATACTTCGCGAACACTGAGGAGAGGATAGCGAGAGCACCCGCGTAGTGGAACTGCTTAGGTGCCATTGCTGACTTCGTTGCAGCCCACACGGCGAACTGATCGACAAAGAGGCCCATTGGTTCCTGCTCGTTCTCATGCAGGAAACTGACATTTTGAAGGGTTAGCTCGCGTGCTTCGCTCAGAAGATACGAGGAGCCGACCTTGGTAGTAGTTTCCAGCTCCTTCTCAGATGGCCCGTTGTGCTGTGCCTCCCATCGGGCATGATCCCGGTTGATCTGCTTCCACAGGTAGCCGTCGCCTCTCCCGTCCATAGCGAATTTGTTGAACTCTGTCCCACGCACGACAGCGAAGGCTTCGACAATCGAGCAGCCTTCCTCCCAGAGTACACATTCAAGGTGATACATTTTCGAGGAGCGGTCTTCCTCGTCAATGAACACGTCATCAGTTGCAAGGTCAGTGATGTACGACCGATTGACCATGCCGAGGACTTCGTACATGGTGGGGATGTCAGTGGGGAAGTCTTCTTCCTCGATGCCCATTCGTTCGACAGGGGGATACTCTGCTGCGAACTCAGCAGCAGTGATCAGCTCTTTATTGACTGTGAGTGTGATTTCCCACGGGTCCATTCGCTTGCAGTTGTGCGTGAACGGGACCCTGAGCTTCTTCGACAGGGGCCAGCCACGATCCATGCCGTCGTTGCGGTGATCCTCATAGAGTGCTCGCGAGAGGGCTTCCAACATGTCGTTCGACAGGTCATTGGCATCGTCGAGTAGCCAGTATCCTTGCCAGTGCTTTTCACTGGTCTGAACCAGGATGGAAGGCTTGATCCTCAGCTTGTCGATAGGGCAGTCATCACCATCCGACCACACGCACGCAGCGCGGATGACATTATCCTTGGCCGCGTGGCGCGTGTTCGACAGGGCCGGGGGCTTCGTGTACAGGAAAGGCGAGTAGTACACATCAATGTCAGCATGTGCCTTGGTGTAAGCCACCATCTTGTCGAGTTGTGCTGGCAGGTTGAACCAGCGGAAGTTTGTGAGGCCACCCATCGGACCCTTGAGAATAATAGGCGTCCAGCCTTCGCCGTCTGGGAAGACTGCCTGGAAGAACTCTGTGAGGTTCATGCCTCTCCTTTCGTATCTGCCTATTGTAAGGCGGGGCTACACCTCTTGTCGAAGTGCAGCCCCGCCTAGTTAGTTGACGGTCAGAGTTCGATCTTGGAAGCCTTAGACTTCTTCGGCTTCACATCATCCCATTCGACCTTCTTGATATTGTTGCGCTCGCGGGTCTCGCCGTTGTACTCGGACTCCGCGACATCAACGGTGATCGTCGCAGATTTGCCAACGATGTCGAGAGCAACCTGGTAGTAGTAGTCAGTGGTACGTTCCGTGCGCTCAGTAGGCCAGGGGTTACCCGACGCAGCGCAGAACTTGGGGAGGTCCCAGTGCAGACCATTCTTGGTGACCATGACCAGCCAGTAACGAATCTGACGGGATGCGTGGGTGCCCTCGTTAACAATGAAGTCAACCGTGTACATGGGGTTGCCCTTCTTGGACTCTCCCAGCTCACAGGCATCGACGGTCACCTTGTACCGTCCCTTGGGCAGAGGCTCGAAAGACATCGACTCGGCAACGTCAAGGCTCATCAGTGCATCGAAATCAATCATTGTTGTTCTCCTTCTTGTTGTTGTTGGTGATGATGTAGTTGTTGATAGTATCAGGCAGCCACCCGTAGGTGACTAGCTTGTCGTGTCGAATGATAGCATCCGGCTGTGGAAAACCTTTGGAGCTTTCTCGTATGCGGTACAGGATCGTTGTCCTACTGGCACCAGTCTTCTCGGACACAGCTTTTATCGACAGGTACTCAGTCGTCATTCTTCTCCTTCGTATCATAATGCTCATGCACCCAGCCCATGAGCTTACCCATTGTCGGGTTACCAATCATGGGCGGCATGTTGTCGAAGCGCGTCTTGGTCAAGATGTTCGATGAGGACTTAACAGTCAGAACAGTGATGAGCTGTTCATCCCCATCTTCTCCCACGTCCTCCCACGTCATGCGACCGATCAGGTCGAAGATGGAAGGCAGCTTCTTGAAGCTCTGCTTGCCCTCGAAAGCAGGGCCGATGAGAGACAAACGTTCAGTCTCGGTGACTTCGCGTGACTCATGCGTGATGCAGATAATGTTCAACGACAGGTCGAAAGCAATCTTGTTGACAAGATCAAGAACCTTATCGTACGTAGCTGCCCACATAGCAAAGGAATCCTTCGGATTCACAGTCGTAAAGTGAACCTTGATGAGTTCCTGAAGCCTATCAACCGTGTCGATGACAACCGTCTTGAAGGGTGCGTCCTTTGTCTGGCTGATCTTGAGGAGGAGATCAGCGAACTCCCTGTAAGAGGCTGGCTGAACAATAACCATATTGTCCAAGTCGCCATACTTGGCAGCGGGAGCAGTGCCTCGTTCCAGGTCAATGTATAGGACAGGCCCGAGTTCTTCAACGACACTGGCTGTCGAAGCAAGGCTGGTTTTTCCTGTACCCGAGGGTCCGTAGAGTAGGACCTTCAGCTTAGGGATCGACACACGCGGGTCGGCTACCTCGATGTTGATTCCTTTGAGGAATGAATCGAACTTTCCCATGTTTCTCCTTTCTGTCAGCGCTTAAAAGCGCAGTAGTAACAGCCGGGATGGCTGTCGAGGTCTCCAATGTGCTCCCGATTTTCATTGCCCCACTGGAAGATTTGGTTGGCTCGTTCGAGGACGGCAAGGGCTGCCGTCCTGTCATACTTGAAGCATAGCTCATGGCTGGCTTGCAGGACACTTTCGATGGTGCAGTCCCTCGGGAAGAGGATGAGCGAGCAGTAGTTCACCTCGTGCCCACTGTTCTCCATACCCAGCCCGTACAACATCATTTGATAAAAGTACTTTTTGAGTTGCAGTTCTGTTCGTGAGTCAGAGTAGAACTCCGGCTCTTGCTGCTCGTTGAAAAAGGTTGCTGACGAGAAGGCTTTGATCTTCTTTTTCGACAGAACCTTGTAGTCAACGACATGCCCTGTCGTTGTGTCGAAGCCATCACAGGTACCAGAGATGTCTCCGTACCCATCGATGGTACCAACGGTTACCTTAGTCTCCTTGATGTAACCTTTGAGGCCAATGACAGTCTCTAGGTAGAGATGGAAGGCTGTGCCAATCATCGGCGCGAGAGGGTGGTTGCTGACTTCCTCATGGATGCCGAGCAGCTTCTCTGCAAGACAGCGCTCACAAAGGTCTCCCAGTTCAGACGGGCCGACCTTGCGTTGACGGTCACGTGCTGAGGGCTTCGATAGCTCCAGGATAAGAGAATCATAAATGTCACTCATGCAACGCCCATTCCTTGTACTGCTCTTCCTTCATGACGTACAAGTTCCATGCAAATTGATGCAGGTCATCTAGAGGCGACTTAATGAATACCAGAAAGACGCCTTCCTCAATGACCTTCCACAACTCCCGGGTCCCAAACAACGGGACACACGAAGCGTGGCGCACGATCTGATCTGAGCCAGCCTTAACCTCCCACCTTGTCTTGCGAATTTTGTCCTGTTCGACAGAGGTAAACAGGAACCCAGGTGGAACCTGGATAACCAGCTTATCCTTCGACATGATGAACTCCCTTCGACAGTCCTATGAGGAGAGCAGTTGCCTCGCTAGAGTTGTTGTAGTCACCGAGGTAGACCACCTCGACAATCTCAGGGCACGATGAGATGAGGTGCGCGCATCCTCGACAGGGGTAGTGAGTTACGTACAGCGCGTATTCACTCCCATGTTCTGTCATCTTGCGGATGGCACCGCGTTCCGCGTGCACAGTGTTGACACAGTGGCCGTCCACCATTTTGTGCCCGCCTGTGTCACACGGCTCAAGGCCAGGTGGCGTCTCGTTGAATGCTCTCGACACCACCTGACCGCTCGCACGGTCAACGATCACGCACCCGACATGCGCACGGTCGCAGCGGGACTTCTTAGCCTCGTCCCGTGCCGCTTGAATGTACTCTCTCACTTGGAAAGAATCTCCTTATGCTCCGGTGACATAGTAGCTGCCCATCCGAGAACCTTGTATCCAAAGTCTGTGACTCCCTGGCGGGGGTCAATGATCTTCGGAACTCGTGACCACTTATAGTCAAGGAACGCGAGCGTGTTCCCGTCCATATATCGCATGAGCCTTGCGAGTGCGGAAGTCTTCAGAACGACCATGTTGCCGTCTTCATCCTCCTTAAGCGCAAGCAGACTCATCCCACTGAGACGCGCGGTGTAGGGACAAATGTTCTCAGGGAAGTCATCCCTGTAGAACCCTACCTCGTTTCGGTCATGATCCACCCACATGAGTGACAGGTCAAGAGGCTTTGCAGCGTCGAGGTCAATGTTCTTCGACACCAGCTCTCGTGCGTTACACTTCAGGTCAGTCAGTGTCGGCACGGTGAAGACCTGGTTGTTGAAAGGATCAACAACAGCCATCTCACTGTCACCGGTCCACCACTGTGCACACACGGTGCCACTAGTGTTAATCAATCGCAGATCACCGTTCGCAAGGAAAGCTGTCCCAAGTTTTACCCCACTTGGTGTGGTGACAATGCCATCCTCGACAGGAAGATACTCCCGCTTGATGTAGTCAGATGGCAAATCCTCCCAACCGTAGCCAAGGATGGGGCTGTAGATTTCCTTGATGGTTACTCCCATGTTTCTCCTTTTTCATAATAGTGAAATTCAACTACTGGAAGATACTGTCGAACTGGGTACTGAACCTTGTCACTGATGTAGTACCTGATGCTATCAAAGTAGATTGACACTGTTCGCGACGTGAACAGGTATTCAACACCTCCCTTGGTATACCCCAGGTTAATGTCTTGGCTGTCGTTGAATGATGATCCGGACTCAAATTCCTTTCGCTCATCAAGTGCCACGTAGGTCTCCCACTTGTAATCAAGCACATGAATGCAGACGACACTGCCATCAGTGAACTTAATATATGCATCCTTGTTGTCGTCCAACCAGAACTCTTCTACCTTCTTCTTCAGAAGATTAGCAACCGTTTTGTGATTTACTTCAATGATCTGCATCAGTTTTCTCCCTTCATCATAAAGCGGGTGAGTGCCCAAAGGATCACGAACAGAATCGTGATCACGAGGAAGATTGCTACCAGAGCTGCAAGGCAGAAGGCACAAGCAATCACGATGTACATGTGCCACGACGGGAACCAGAGGCCCGTCACGGTAAGAGCAATACATAACATGATCGGAATGAATGAGCGGCGCTTACGCTCATTCCAACTAGCCTTTAGTTCGTTAGTACAATCACGGTAGTAGTCATGCATGTTAGTTTCCTTTCGGTTGTTGTTTCTTTCCTAGATTAGGCCGCTGGCCTTCAGTCTGTCAAACCGTTCCTGCAAGCGACCTAGCACACGGTCATCCACCGTGTCGATAGCTTGGATCAGGAAGCGGTTGACAGCCGTCTTTTGCCCCTGTCGATTAAGGCGTCCCGTCGCTTGCTCGTTAATGACCAAGCTGTTCGACTGACTGAGCCAAATCTCCGTGTGGCACACGTCTTGCAGTCCATCGACACCCTCACTCATAGCCTCATGCTGAGCAACAATGACACGGACTGTCCCGTCAATCATGGCGTGGAAGTCACCACGGGACTTGCCAGACACCTCAATGCATGAGATACCGGCCTTGCGCAGACGGTACAGGACCGCCTTAATGAACTTCTGCGAGTGTACCCACACAACGACAGGATCATCCTCGGGAAGATCGGCAATGATGTCCATCATTGCGTCTAGCTTCGAGGACTTACAGTCTTCCTTGTAATCGACAGTCCCGTCCTCGTTAAATGATGGCACTCCCAGTGTCATCTGTCGAAGCCGTAGGTCTAGCTCCATTGGAATAGACAAGGCCAGTGGCTTGTCATTCAAATACGTGAGTGCATCTTTTTCCAGGTCGTTGTACAGTTTGCGTTGTGCGCGAGACAGTCCCACTTCGACACGGTGAACGATCACGCCGGGTAGCTCCGGATTAGCCTCAGCCTGAGACACCTCGTGATAGGACGGTGCACCACGTCGAACCATACCAGGGTGTTTCTCACTCGTGTAAGTCTTCCCGAAAGAGCTAAAGGCATTGAACTCTTCCGTGAAAAACTTGGCACAGAAGTCCCAGTAGCCGCCATAGTGGTTAGGCCATAGGAACTTGAGGGCCGCCCAAATGTTGCAGGGCTTATTCCCCGCTGGTGTCGCCGACAGCGCCAGCCTGTACTTGGCTTGAATGTTTCGTGCGACAGCAAAGTTCAGGGAAGAATGATTGCACGCGCGGTGCCATTCGTCGGCAATGACCATGCCGAACTCAACACCGTAGAAGGGCTTGCTCATGGCTTTGTAGACCATCTTCTTAGCCTTACCGTCCCAGCGCTTTTCTTTGTTACGCGAGCGCATTAGCTCCCAGGTAATAAAGTAGACGCCGGGCTTGCGAGCTTCCAGGTTGTCCCATACTTGCAGGGCTGCCTTGGTTTTCTTACCTGACAAGGTGACCATATCGAGGCCCGCAAGCATCTTCCAATGCTTGCACCATCCTGACTCAGTGCGGACAGGGGCAACCACGAGGATAAGCTGTTCATTGATCTTATCCCCGAATGCGTTCATGGTGTTCCAGATGCTTGTTGCTGTTTTGCCTGTTCCAAGGCCCGCGCCTACCAGTCCCGTGAAAGGCGTCTTAGAGTTTGCTAATCCTTCCAACACTCGGGACTGGTAGGAACGGGGGGTGAAGGTCATTTACTTAATCCTCCACTGTGTAATCTGGGATGCACTTTCCAGCTCATCGTAGATCAGTGCGTTGAGAACAACCTGCAAGGGCAGTTCATCAAATGCTTCCTGAACGAGACGGTTTATTTCCTCATTCTCATACCGGATAGGACCGAAATAGCCATCCTTTCCAATGTATGCTTCGATACACAGGTCCTCGTTATAGAGTTCGACAGTGATCTTAAAGTCACTGGCATTAAGTGCGTCAATAAGTTCCTTGTCCCACTTGGCCGCGAGCTTGTGAATGGTATCACGCACTGCCTTAGCGCACGCGATACTGTATTCCTTTGTCATCTGTTCCAGATTAGTCTGCATTGTAGTATTCTCCTACAATTAGTGCTGATGCGATATCGAAGATTCCATCTTTGACGATGCCTTCTGCGTATTCTAGTGACTTCACTTCGTCTTCAGTAAGCTTATACTCTGTCTCGAAGTCAACCACTGTGTACTTCGGGTCACACATGATAATGCCATTTTCTTCCAGCCAAATGAACCCTGAGTCTTGTCCCTGCCAAGGAACATTCCCATCTTCCATCAAGGCTTCAACTGTTGTCCAGGGCGTCTGCAACGTAATCTCTCCCTTCAAACCTGCAAGACTTGACCCAGAACAGATTGTCCTTAATGACACCCTGAGCATTCTCGAAGCTCCCAAGTTCCTCGGCTGTCAGCTTGTAGAGCGGACGGAAATCGACAATTGGCTCATGGGGCATATAGAACACCCCGTGTCGTTCGTGGTATGAGAACCCTCCGTCATGCCAGTCCTCAACCTTGTATGCCCACCTAATTGTCTGGTACTCGGTCCAATCCATGTTAGTTAGTCCCTTTCTGCCGCAATGATTCCCGCGTAGAAGATTCCATCTTTGACGACGCCTTCTGCGTATTCGATTTTGTCAAGAGTGCACTGGTTAAACGTTGCCTTGATGTCGGCTGCCAGTAGTTCGACAGGACCGGGGATCACAACGAGGGTTGCCCAATCCTTCACCCACAAGAACCTGCCATCCTGACCTGTGTACTCTACGTATCCGAGGGAGGGAAGCATCTCATTCCACCACTGATTGAAACCAAGCCCACGAACCCAGTCATCATGCAAGGCCTCCCAACCAAGCGTAGGGTCTTCAGGCAAGGGTTCAAGCTCACCATCATGGTACATCTCGTAGAAGATGTCTTCCCTAAACTCTTCCAGCTTAACAGTAGACCCTTCCACCCAATTCTTTAGCATTCTGGCTCCTCCTTAATATAGATACTTACGCCGTTAGGCAATTCAATCTCTGCCCCTGTTCCCAGGGTTTTGTGAATGATTTCAGCAGCCCGCATCTGTCGAACAGCCTCAAGCCACTGGGTTGAGTATTCAACCAGCTTACTGTCTTCCAAGGCACGGGTAGTGGCTTCCACCTGTTCAACCGTGTAACCACTACCTGTGCCGTAAGTCTTCCATCTCATCGGAACGTCGCGTAGACCTCTGAAACATTGGTGGCAGGTTCCAGGTCAATCAGACCCAGACTTGCAAGCTTACGCACATTCAGCTTGGGCTTGTCGTAGCAAGCCTCACGTACTGCCTTGGGCAGCTTCTTGAAAGCTGGCATTTTCTCAACCGCCGCCGGGTTAACTGTGCGTCGCACCATGAACGACACAGATGCGTCTCCAACGGTGAGCTTATCTCCCGGCTGGAAGGCTGCGCACAGTTCCCGCTTCAGGTTGTCACGGGCCTCGGTTAGCTCAGCAATCTCAGTATTGAGCTTGATGATACGTGTAACGAGTGCTTCAGTGTTCATTGTTTTTTCTCCTTCTGTTGTCTTACCACAGGGTACTAGGGTTGTTTTCGTTCATCCATTCAATGTTTTGATGTGTGTCACCAAAGCGTTCTTCCAGACTATCCCAATGGAATGATTTGCCTCGCTGTAAGCACCGACAACGCCAATGTATGCAAGTTCTCTGAGTGTCTTATTGCTAATATCAAGCTGTTTCATTTAACTGATTTCCTTTCAGTTAATCCGACGGATAGTCCCATTTGACACTACACGTGTAAGCATGTCCCGAACAAAGTCATTCCAATCGTCCCAAGCCACCTCACGAGCGACTTCGCTCGCACGGTAGAGCTTACCAAAGAGACTAAGCTGCCCGTTCTTCTCATCAAAAGCATCCGCACAGATGTCTTCAAACTCTTCGATAATACCAAGGGTTCCATCTTTCGACACGTAGTCCCACATGCCCTTGTCAAGTCCCAATTCTTCCGAGCTGTAAGACTTGCGCTTATCCCAATTAGTGAGAATTTCAGGGTTAACTTTCATGTTGTTTTTCCTTTCACCCCGCAATATTGATCAGATAGCATGCCTCACTATCCTGATCCCAGATGAACTGGTGTGCCCAGCCATGTAGGAAACGCATATCATCAAGGCTTACGCCCTCAACACTGGCTGTCTCGAAATACCAGTACAGCTGGTTGTCGGCTGTGTTGGTGTTGCACCGCCATACGAGACCTTCGACAGCAACGAAGATACCTGACGGTTCGTTCTCGCTGAACAGGTCCAAGTAGCCTACGAACTCATACCCTCGTTCAACAAACCACGGGTTGATAATTGTCAGGTCCCAGCCTGTCGCATCATTAACGTACCCGGCAACAGAGAGTTGCAACCTATCCAGGTATGACCGGTAGTCATCTTGCTTGCCGATTTCTTCAAGCAGCTCTTCCCACATGCCAGTCATCAACCCATCAGCATACCGAGGAAGACGAATCCCCACACGGCTCCGAGGATTATAGAAGCCACGCTAAGGATAGTGGCACCCAGGTCATTCTTGCTTGTTATTCGTAGTGCAATACCCAAAATAACCATGACAACGCAACTAGTAAAGCCGGTGATAAAGCCGAGGGTGGCCATATCAGTATTCTCCTTCCGAATTAATAAGGTCTTCCAAATAGCCAATAGCATTGGCAATGACGAACTCTTCCCACTCAAGGCCGTTTTCCGTATCTTCCTGATAAAACTCCCACAGGCTGTCTTGTATGTCATTGGCATTGAAAATGTGTTCCTTATAATACAGCAACCCGTCTTGTTGGCCATGACATTCAAACTTGATTCCTTCAATCCCGTACCAGTTAGGCATTTTTGTTCCTCATTTCTTCTATCAAGTCATAAATGGCTGCTTCAAACCGTTCCCATACTTCCGCAAAAGGATCAGGCGGCGGATACTCAGGGATCATTCCTTGTCACCTTCCATGATGTAGCAGTCGCATTCAATAATCCCTGGGATTCCGCCTTCAACCCAGCCGACACCATGAGGGTCTTCGGGTCCTTCGACAAGGGCAGCGCCTACAACCTTGAGCTTCCCACTGAAAATCCTGTCAATAATCAGACCATACAGCTGATCTTGAATGACCCGTGCAATAGCACTAATACGTGCCTCTGCAATGACATCACGCCGCCATTCGGGATCGGTAAGGGTGTCATAGTCAGGCGGCATGAAATCCTCCGTGTCAGGGCGTCCCAACTTGTCCCATGCCTTGTAGACAGCCTCGTTGCTACACCAACCATTGATGGCGGTACAGGTCTGATCCCAGATATTGACAGGGCCGTTCAAAACATCTGCAGCGAACTCGATTGACGGATCACTACCCAGAACTTTCTGAGCATAGACTGTTGACAGCATTGTTCTACCTTTCAGCCTTGTTTGTTTTTCTGTCGCTCCCTGCCTAGGAATCGAACCTAGCTAGCCTCCCAAACGAGGGCAGGGATAAGGTTATGGGTGAATAACCTTGAAGGGTAGGCGTGGGTCCAACGTCAACAGGTACTTGAAGAACTCTTCCGCAGTGTAGACCCCGTTGTTGTTCTTGCATGTGCAAGACGACACCCAGGTTCCATTTTCTCTTAGTAGGTACACCCTACTAGCACCATGTGTGAGAACTGTACCCTGAAGGACAGGAAGCATTGAGGGTCTATCCACCACGACTTTGGACATATCAGGGTACTCAATGGTGATGTATTCCGGTGCATTGATGACAGACTCAAGCCTATCTAGTATGTCCCACCATTCGTTCAAAGATGTCATATTAGGCTCCCTTGTAACGAAGCATAACCGGGGTACCCGCTTCCTGAGCTTTTACAAGCTCAATGTACATTTCCTGGTACGCGAGGATTCGCCTGAAGTCATAGCTTACACAATTGCTATTTAGTCCATCAGTCACTAGGAAATACTCACAAATTCCAATCGAGATGACACTACCAAGTGGCAGCTTGTTGAAGTCGCTCGGCTTGCGAATCTCAATATCCGACAACCCATTGGCGCCCTTTAGGATAACCCGGCCATGCTTGGTATCGTCCAGTAGCTGGTTAAGCAAATCCTCAGCTCGCTCAATAAGCTTCACGTATTCTGACATTGTTGCTCCCTATTCTTTCAGAGTGCGAGTCCATGGCAACCAATGATGCGTCCCGCATCATCACGCACGGCGGGACCGGCCTTCACCAGGTCCTTGCGACCCAATGGCTTAGCCGCCTGGTAGGTAATATCCGAGACGACAATCACCGTCCCTTCCTGTTCCTCGGGAAGACCTTCCAGCTTGGAAGGGTCCCGAACCACTTCGACAAGGGGGATTTCTCCCTTACCATCCGACACGGTGCGAATGGTCTCCGAGACCCGAACCATCCCCGAGGATGGAACAGTCACAAGGACATCCGTTCCTTCAAGGTCATAGATGTTGAGCGCGTGAGGGGTCTTGTTGATTGCGTTCACGCGCGTACCATTCAGGACGATAGTTGTCATGAAATCATTTCCTTTCTGTTGACACTGCTTGTCGTTCCCGGCGTGGGAGTCGAACCCACATGTAACCTACCGACAGGGCCGGGATACCATTTCTCAGGGTGTACTCACGAGGGCATACTCACGCCCCCATCTGTCGTGCATGCGGACAGCGTGTGCTTCCCACACGTCCCATTTGATGCGTGGTGTACCTCGCCATATGCGAAGGACCGTGGTGATGAGCCGTTTCTCATATGGCGACAGCCCCGAGGAATTAGCGTACAAGACGCCCTGTGAATCCCAGGTGCACATGACTGTGCCGGTGAGCCGATTCTGAATAAAGAAACCATTCATCCCACGACACAGCGTGTACTTGGCTCCGAGGCGACGGGTCCCCATGAACTGGGAGTCAGGGTAAGCGCTTTGTAGTGTGTCCCGAATCGTCATGTCTCAAATGCCTTTCAGGGGTAGCAGTGTCTTGTATGCCCGGCGGTGAGTGACCTCCCAGGTCTCCCAGTCAACCTGGTACCAGGGCCACCAAATCTCAACGATCTGATCAATAACCTTTTTCTCGTGCCAGGCGAGCTCTCCGAGGACCCAGACGACACCCGTGTGCTTGTTCCACTGGCAAGCAATCTCGTGGGTGTCGTTACGCACGAGCATGTACAGGTTCCCGTCCAGGTTGATGTGAAGCTTTCCACCGACAAGGCAGGGGTAGTAGCCCCAACCGTTGTTCTTCAGGTTCTGAAGCGTTGCCTTGATGGTTGACATCAGTACTTGTTCGTGGTGGTCTCGAACTCACGGAGGGTTGCCCCGGTCGGGTAGTAGGACTCCCACGCTTCAATGTCCCGGGCGATGCGGTCCATCTCCCGACGTTCGCGGGCACGGATGCGCTTACTCAGGTCCCGGGTGCGGCGGGTGTACAGGGAGTGTTCCCGGCGGAACTCACGAGGGTGCCACGTGACCTCGCGTGCTTCCTCGATGTCCCACGGATCGGTCTTGTATGTCTTCGACATGGTTCTACCTTTCGGTATTGGTTTGAGCGCCCTCACCTGTTGAGGGTGCTTCGTTCCCCGCCCGGGGATTGAACCCGGCTTTGTCGCCATTGATGCGGGGATGTCTTGTTGGAGACTATTCGTAGGTGTTGGTGTTGGCGTTGGCGTTGGCTTCGACAGCTGCCCAGAATGAGGTCACGGGGGAGGGGTCGAAGGTCTGGGTTGCGGGGTTGAAGATGTAGGCGTCGTTGGCGATGCCTTCAATGTTGAAGTTGTCGGCGTGCTCGCCAAGGGCGGTCTTGATTTCGTCGTGCACGTCGGTGATAGTGGTGAGTGTCATTGGCGCTTCCTTTCGGGTGAACTTGTATAGTGCCTGCGTGTACCTGTCGTGGAAGGTGACGCGTTTCCACTGTGTGTCGGTGGCACAGGTGATGTCATGCTCAGTGATCATGCATACCCCGGTCTGCATGTAGGGCTTGGTCGTATACCAGTCAGGTACTTGGTCGAGGGGCACATACTCTACTGTGAGTCCGTCGTTGTTGGTTTCGGTTGCGTAAGTGGCGACAGGTGCTGTCGCGATTAGGGCTATGGCTGCGAGGGCGGCGATGTTCATCGTTGTGTTCCTTGGGGGGTGCCCGGCCCCGCGTGGGTTGTGATCAGGGCCGGGCGTTGGTTGTCAGTAGACCGTGAGCTTGAAGCCTGCGTCTTCAAGCTGCCTCAGTGCCACCCGGTCACCGTGGAGGCCTCGGCAAACGCGCTGTGCCCACTTGGCTGCGTCGTAGGCGTTGAAGCCGGGTACGAGGGCGAACCATTCCTTGTAGCGGTTGTAGTCGCCTGCGATGCGGGTGAGGGTGGGGACGCGGGTGTACTCGTCGGTGAGGGTGACCAGGTGTGTCATGGTTGGGCCTTTCGGTCTCGTTTGGTTTGTTGTGGCTTCAGCTTACACGGGGTGTTGTCACTCTGTCAACTGTAAGCTTCGTGACGTGCGTCACATCGTGAGCCGGGCAGGAATCGAACCTGCCAACACCCGCCTCTGTCGTTGCGAACGACAGGGTCGCGGCTCTGAGGTGCCTAGCGCGGTGAGCGGCTACTCAGTGCGTCTAAGCCCTGGCCTGTGGAAGTCTTGGTAGGGGTGCCAACCCCGCCGCGTGGTGCAAGCCACGCCTTCCACGTCATTTAGTTTACAGTCAAGATCGTTCGGGTCGAGGGCTTTGCCCGCCTCACGGCGGTCGTTTGTCGTTGGGCTTTGGGCTGTTTCCCTTGCCGATGACTTAAGCTTAGCGCAGCGTCTGTCAGAGTGTCAACTCAAGTATGCGTGACCTGCGGCACATTATGGGTGTGGCTTGCTCACGCCTTCGACAGGGGCGCCTTGCTATAGGCATAGGGAGGGGCAGTAGTAGGGGACCAGGGGATAGGCTCCGTGGCTAACGCCTTCGACACACCCTGCCCCGCTATCAGTAGCAGCAGTAGCAGGGGCTGCCTCGCTATAGGCATGTAGCCCTGGAGACAGCACCAGGGGGATAGGCTAACTCGGGTTAGTTTAAGCCTTGAGGCCTTATCTTCGACAAGGGTGTGTGCAGCCCTTACGCGGGCTCACCTGTTCGACACCCCCGGCCTTGCTGTCGCCTAAAGCTGCCAACACCCGCCCCCTGGCCCGCGTGCTAAAGCTTTCGACACCCCCCGTTCAACAAGGTGGCGGCCTAGCTTGCTTGCTTTATCTCTACACATACTGAGGGCGGTGACCCTGGTATTTTATCATTCTTTTAGTTCAATGACAAGGCAAGAGGGGGTTAAGTGTTCTTCGACACCCCCGGGTCTTGTGTGCCTGAGGTCTTTTGTTTGACATCTCAGCATGTGGTTAGAGTTGACTTTCTGTTGGGTTGATGGTATCGCGTGTGCACAGCGTGGCGGATTTCGGACTGTGGGGGAGGGGTGTGGATGCGAGAGGTCGTTTAAGGGGTCTAGAAGACGATCTGAGCGAGTTTTAGGGTGGGGGTAGTGTCCTGGCCTAGGTAGGGGGCTGAAAGGGCGTGAGAGGGCGTTTAGAGCGTTTTTTGCGATGCTCGAAAACTGACCGACCACTACTTTTCTATGATTTCTTTCCGCGGATCCTATAACTTTCTTTATTACAAAGAATATTATCTATAGTATTAAGAATATTTTCTATTTTAGAACATCTTGTATATAGAACATGGTTATTACAACTATGTTTTATAACTATTCTCTGTAGATAATAATTTACTTATTGTATTTCAATAAAAAAATCAAGAAATAATCAGCGAAAAAGGGGGTTTTCGCGAGGATTTTTTCTCTGACACTCTGACGAATAGATCATGTCAGTTCGTGCAAGTTGATACAAAGGTAAACACAACTTTACTTGTGCTTCGTGAGTGTAGCCACGCAGTTAGGTATGCCTAAGTTAGGTTAGGTGATAGGTACTTCGTGAGTGGGGGCACGCAGCATAGGGTTGATTTGTGACTGGGATCATATGATGCGAGTCACGCGAGTTGAAACGGTTGTTTGTTGGCACTCTGACAGGTTTGTCTTTACACATTTGACCCGGGGCGCATCATTTGACAAATTTAGGAAAACATGGTAGAGGGATGTAGTCGGGGATTTGGGGGCACCCCGACTTGACAAATAGAAAATCATATGCTATATGGGGTGAGGTGGGGCGGGGGGTGTCATACCCCCACCCACCCACACGCGTGTATTTTTAGTGGATACCCCCTTCTGTATGAGGTCGTGGGTCAAGTCACGTTGCACACTCAATGATTGGCTGCTAAGATATGGGTATCAACAACGAAAGGAGAAAACATGACTCAGCCACTACACCCGAGCGAGTTCATCACCTTGACCAATCTCAACAATCCAATCCACATCAGCGTGGACAACATGGTCCCTGGCACTGTCGTACGGCTACGCAAGTCAGTCTTCGTGCTTGTCGATGTCTCAAAGGGTCCTCACCAGTGGCTTGCAGCTCGGACGGGCCATTACCTTACCCATGAACAGCTCGCGACCCTTATGCGCAAAGACACCACCAACCTGCCCGTGGTCCTGTTTGACCCTCTAGGCGCAGACACCAATGAAAAGGAGAACAACAATGACTGACACCAACCAGCTCATTAAAGCATTCGTCAAAACCCTTGAGGAGGCTGGTATCATCACCACCAACACATCCGACCTCACAAGCACACAGTTTGAGTGCTTCACACTTCAGTGCCGACGAGTCGTGTTGGACTCACTCGACATTGAGCCGGGCACTGTCGTTGTTGTCGATGGCTGGGAAGCAATGCGTGTCGTTGGTAATGGTGACCGCAATGAGAAGGCATGGATCGGGTTCGACGGTCGTACGTACACTCATGAGCAGTTCGCTGATACTGCCCGTTCGGCTCATGATGTCGTGCGTGTCGTCCACATTGGGATTATCTGATGAAGAACACCATCGAACTGGCTGCTGAGTTTATCCGCCGCGCTGCATTTGTTGATGCCAACGCGCTGTTGAAGGATGAGTGCGGTGTCGAGTACAAGAACCCTTCACAGGTGCAGTACTACGCCCTGTTCAAGGACCTGTTCAAGGACCTGTTCAAGGACCTGTTCAAGGACCTGTTCAAGGACCATGGTGACGCGAAGGCCATTAATGAGGCGCTGAAGCATGTTGCTGACATGCTCGGGTGCATGTCGTCTATTGAGTATCAAGAGGCCACGTCGGTGAAGAGGATGATGTCAACGCCGTTAGGCTAGCGTGGGAGACAGCTCTGCAAACCTACACGACGACACTGAATGAGCGAATGTAAAGAGATGGGAAGAGTTCAGGCAGTGGTCGGATGACTATATTCTGGGTTTCTTCGTGCCCGGCACTCGTATGCCCACCCGAGGATTCTTGGACTGCTTGATGGTTTGAAAAAGGAGAAGAATGATGACCGATGTTGATAAGCTGCTTGAGGGTATTTCTACTCTGGTGCGCAGCGAGCTTGAAGATAGTCCGAAGTTAAGCGGCACTGAGTTTCAGATTCTTGTGAATGCTGTTGTCGTTGATGCTACGTGCTTTTATCCTGGCGTGTTGATGAATATGGTGGCTGGGGGGTCTTTTGCATCATTGATAGCGAGTTGGATTGCCTGTAGTGGTGAGACTTATAATGATTACGAGTTTGCGGAACTTGCTCGCAAGTGCAATGGAAAGGTGATGGTGATTCATGGGGGCCTGTGAGTTTAAGGCATATGAGTTCCTGTCGAAGGATTACAGGACGTTCGATGCAAGCGAGTTGCCTGATGGCACTATTATCAATATGTCTGATTGGTCTTTCTTCAAGCTGGATAACTCCGACATGTGGGCGTCGAACACAGGCAGGCTCCATACGAATGAGGAGCTTGCGGCTATTCTGAGGGATCACATCTCCCTTATTAAGGTGGTGGATACTTGTGGTCTACATTGGTGATGTCCTCAGTATGCTCACTGAGCATGAGTAGGTGTTTGTCCACTATGACTTGGAGGCAGCCTGGAGTGACTCTGACATCTTTACTGTCGAAGTTGGGGTGCCCTTGAAAGAGACGCCATATATGATGGTTCTAGAGGTTACTGTGGACCCTGTTAATGAACTGGTGACAATTGAAAGGGGTTGGTCGTGACACCTGAGAAGCTGTATGTCATCTTTGATGAGGATGGCCTTGTGGAGAGGGTCGTCAATGATCCATGTACTGCCCTCGACGCTATCCTTTGGTGTGCAAGCGACCAGAGCACTGAGGAAGACCTCTCGTGGGCGCTGGTTGATAAGACGGCCTGAGACAGCGCGCCTCTGATCTCAGGAACACGTACTAGGAGGGTTCGTCCTTCCAGGTATGGGCCTTGTGCAGGCTTACAACATGCACAACGGGGGCCTGTCGAACATAAGGCAGGCCCCCACTTTATTACCAACAAAGAGGAAGGAGAAAGAAGATGCGGCCTTACAGACAGCATTACGGCGACGCGGGGTGCGACTTGGAGGTGTCGATCCCATACATCATTTACCCTCATGAGACCATTATGGTGAAGACAGGCTATACGCCACGAGTGTTTGACATTCCTAGTGAGGCTGTCGGTCTCGTCTTTGCCCGGTCGTCACTGCACAAGAAGGGCCTGATCCTTGCCAATGGTGTCGGTGTGATCGACTCCGGGTATGAGGGTGAGGTTCTTGTGCCACTGCATAACCTGACAGATAGCCCTGTCGTTCTTGAAGAACACGAGCGGGTTGCGCAGATCGTGGTCCTGCGACTGGAAAACCTGTCTGATCTGTATGATGAGCCTGTCTTGTCTACGAAGGAACGTGGCCAGGGTGGGTTTGGTTCGACTGGAAAGTGAGAAGAAGTTGAGCATTACTGTTTACTCTAAGCCTCGTTGCCCTCAGTGTGTGGCTACGTACCGCAAGCTGAATGGGCTGGACATCCTGCATGAGAGTGTGGACGTGTCTGAGGACCCTGAGGCCCTGTCGTTCATTCAGAGCCTCGGGTACAGTCAGGCACCTGTTGTTGTTGTGAAGGATGCCAAGGGAGCTATTGTGAAGCATTGGTCGGGTTTCCGCCCTGATTTGATCAAGAAGGAGGCTGGCAA